CTTGCTCGCTGACTCGCACAGTAAAGTCAAGCCCACCGAGTTTGATTGCGTCCTGCGCTGTCATGGCTGCGCCGACTGGCTTGCCAATCTTGCGCCATTGTGGAACGCGTTGATTTGTCGTTGTCATGATTACCCTTTCGTTGTCTGATGAACTCATCAGCATAGGCATTTACCTATGGACACCCAACCGAGTGGCTGGGTGTTTCGTTCTACTTGACGATTTGAACAATTGGCTCCAAGTCGTCAATACCAGCGCATTGAATACATGAGTAACAGCGATATCCTGGGTATTCTGTTTCTTCACGCAAGATAAACTGGTCAGGATAACCGCAGTTATCGCAGACATAAGAAACCAGTTCGCCGTCAATGAAACGAGCACCGGTAAGCCATGTGTAAACAATTCCCGGAGTATTGACTGGGTCAATAACTTTCATTTCTGCTTTGATTTCTTCTCTACGCACGAGCATTCACCCACTCTGCTAAGTGACGCTGTAATTCAATCTCGTTGGCTGAGTCATTGAGGTCACGCGCTACTTCTACGGCTACGCCATAGTAAGGAGTTACGAATACAGGTCGTGTTACTGAACGCGTATTCATGAACTTCATAAATTGGTCATACTCAATGACCGCAGACTCGCCTGACTTCATAAAGCCTTCACGAATACAAGCATCGCCAAAGTAACCGCCTGATTGAATCGGTATGAATGTTTTGCTTTTCATGATTTACTCTCCTAGTTTTCTTCTGCTTCGAAGTCTTCGACTTCGGTTGAATCGTTGTCGAACTCAACATCATCGTTGCCTGTGTAGCGAATAGTGATGTCAAAGTCATGCTCGTCAATACTTTCAATATCAAAGTCAATCGGCACAGTTACATCGGCTGTGTATGTGACATTGAAACTGATAGTTACATCTTTGCTCAATTCAATATCTAACTCGTTGGCTAACTGTTTCAATTTGCCAGCGAAACTTGAATCAAGATTGTCTTTGATGAACTCGGTGACAGTATCAACAAGTTCTTGAAGCCGAGCGCGTGTTGAGCGATTAGCCTCTTTACTTGCGTCTAACAGGCGTTCGGTACCAGCGAGTGCGTCAATAATGTCAGCCATGCTGTGTGTATTGACGAACTCAATGGCTTTTACTTTGTGTGTATCTACTGCTGTTTCTGTTGTTACTTCGGTCATGATTTTACCCTTCATGATAGACAGACGATTGGCTCGTCAGGTGGCGCAGTCACGCCACGACTCTGTACCGAATGGCACAGAGTTTCGCCATTACGCTCTATCCGTATAACTCGTACTCCTTCTCAAGAGCCATGAACTCCATCTCGGCTTCATGACAAGCCATGAGGAAATTGTCAGGATTGCTGACATATCCAACACGAACGCCATCGTTGTATTTGCCGAACCATAGTTCGTAGTAGCCATCAACTTTGTACATGCGATAGTTGTCAAGTTTGCGTAGTGCTTTCATGATTAGTTACCCTTCTTGTTGAGTTGTTCTTGCTGTTCGTCTAGCCATATTTGGAAAATAGCAACAGAAGCAACTAGTTCATTACATAATTGCCCTGCATCTGAATCATTACTGAAATCAGTAATATTTTTTGAATCACGCATGATTTGATTTGCTTGCTTCATCAAATCTTTCGCGTAACGGAAGTTACTGCGTACATCAGATTTTGTAGTTCTGTCCATGATTACTTACCTGCCCTTGCTAGTAGGAGTTCGCGGTATGGCTTCATCAAATTGCCACACACTTCTTCAAGTTGTAACAGATGTGTTTGAATGCGTTGAGCATGAGCATCGTCTGTTGGTGTTTGTATTTTGGCTTGTCGCCAAGCAGCAGCGAGTGACTCGGTAATGTGGAACAGTTGATAAACACTAAGTTCAACTGTTACTGTTGATGGAACTGTTGTTGTTGATGTAGACATGATTACCCTTTCAAAATTACTGAACTCGTCAGTAGCAGCGAATACTGCTAGACACGCAACTGGGTGTCGCGTGTTTCGTTCTAATGTAATTTGCACCTTGCGGATATAACTGTAAGTTCATCAGCCGTTGCGCTAGGCAGTTATTTGTCACGCGCTCGCCGAATGAATCGGGTCATCGCGAATAACTAACCACGGAACCTAGAACTGGTTCGGGCGTCGTCTGATTATCACCAGCCGTCACTATGTAATTTGAGAACCATCGCGCTTCCGTCACCCAGTCCCTGCTTACTTCGACTGTAACTGGAACACCGTAGCCTTCCGATTTTCTCTATCGCTTTTTCACTTCTGGCAACCGCTTCGTTCGGAGCACCCTTTGCCGCGTGTCGATGGGAGCAATTCTACCGCCTCAGACTGTAAAACACTACCCCCCGACTCGCCGAGTATTACTCGGGGAATGAAGCTTCATTTTTCAGGGTTGCTAGCAGGGAGCCGTCAGAAGGGGTAAATTACCGCCATGGCACTAGCACGAGTAGTAATCAATCTTGGTGGTCTAAATATCAAGATTGAACAAGACGCACCATATCCTGACATAGTTACTGATATGTGTAATCGTGCTGCTGTTTTATTTGGAACATCTATCGCACAAGCGAAGGCTGCTGATTTAGAAATTATGGCAGCAACTTGGGTTGATTATGGCGATGATGATGAAGAAGACGAAGACGCATAAAAAAAAATAACCCCCCACCGAAGTGAGGGGTAATCTTTGTTTGTTGCTACGAGGTTGCTAATTGACCAGCACCAGCGACATACGCAACTGCGTCAATGTAGTTATCCGTGTGCGTTGGGTCATTAGCAATTCTAGAAATTTTCATTAGTGCCAACATACAGCCAACCATGTGTGGCGGTATTGGTTCATTTAGTTGTAATACGGCTGACCACAATTTACCAATGCGTTCCCATGATTCATGAATGTCGCCATAAGTATCTTGTCTGTCGCCGGCAATCAAACAACTTGCTTCCGCAAGAATATCGTCAAGTTCCATTAGTCTAACCAAACTTTATATGCCGCAGTTACGCGTCCTTTGATTGGGTCAATGAAGTGAAGTCGTTGTGATGGTGTTGCGCTTGCTGCCAACATGACACCAGCATATCGGTTATCCGATTCCGTACTGCCTGTTTGATAGACGCTTCCTTGTCCGTTTGCCATAGGCCATTCTGCGTGTGTGTGGTAGTGACCAATATAGACATCTCGGAAATCCCAATCGTATGCTCCGCTCCGCCATCGGTTCGCATGCTGAACGATTGCGCTCGGACTCGCAAATCCATTCCGCCCAACTTCGTCACCATGTATAAGGAGTGCTTTGTAGTTTCCGATTTGTATTCTCTGGATATCGTCTGGACACTCCTGCCATGTGAGTCGTTTTTCACCTGATAATAATTGTCGGGCGAGTTCATAACACATTCTGTCGAAATTGTCGGAGCGAGGAACATTATCTCGCTTGCTTCCAATACGCCCATGGTTGCCCCATTCCGCTACGACTGTGACTTTTTCGTAGTGGGCTAGAGCATAGCGCACGACCTCAACCAGTAATCGGCTTACTGTCACATATTGCTCAAAGAGTGTCGCGTCTATTTCAAATGCCTGTGTTGGGAAGTTGAACAAGCCTTCAACCATATCGCCACCGAACATGATAGTTACATCGCGAACAGGATGGTCAGCACGCTGTATGTCTGTTATGCGTATGGCTTTCTTGGCAAAATCTAATACGCGCTTGCGCATGATTTCGCTGTCGTATGAAACTGTTTTCTTTGCGCCTTGCCAATCCGTAAGGTGCCATAATGCCACCTCTTGCTTCATTTTGCGTTTATCCGTCACCGGGACTGCTATCGGTGGCAACTTATCGTGTGCTAATACTGCGTCATAACACGATTGAATTGTTACTTCAACTAATTCTTCTGTGCGCTGTTTAGCCTTCTGTAAATCTTTCTGCGCTCTTTGTAATGCTTTACGCAGTTCAACGATTTCAGGATTAGATTCGTGGTCTAGTTGTTCTAAATCGTTACTTAGCGACACCTGAGCAGACTCCTCGCCTATGCCGCCCCACTACGCCGTCTGAAATTGGATAACCATTTTCTTTCAATAATTTACTCAATGCTGTGTGGCTTACTTTTGGTTTCGCCATTACTGTCGTGAGTGCTTCGCGCTCGGCTTCGGGGAGTTCACCGAGTAGCGTACATACTCCGCAGAATAACGATTGTGCCTTCCCGAATGCTTCTACATTCGACAAATCGTCTAGTAATCCCATGACTACTTTTTCTTTACTGCTTTCTTCTTTTTCTTGTCCGCTTTTGCTAATTTGTTCAATTCTACTTCTACTGTGTCAGCAATCAAGCCGAACGCAGGGTCTTTAGGATTGATAGCGCGGAGTGCTGGTCCAAGTGTTGCGATAGCGCCAGCGATAATTAGGTCTTCTACTCCTGTGATTCCTGCGTTATATGCTACAAGAGCAGCAATAGCGAAAGAACGAGCATAAGACTCAATGGCTGATTTCATTTTGTGGTTCATTTCTGCCTCCTTATGGTCGAGCCACAGCCATAACAGTAGCATAGGGTCGCTTCTTTTCCGCGACTTCACCACCATTACTTTGTGAGCCCTTGTTGTCAGGTGAGGTATTACCTTCAATACAGACTAGACGCTGACGCTTGACATTGTTCTTTACAACAATACCAACATGGTCAGGTTGAGCATCTGTATCAAATTGAAAGAATACGATGTCGCCTTCTTGCGCCTGTCCTACTGGAACTAATTTGCCTTTCTTCGCGAACCATTTCAAGCCAGCATCACACGAAGCAAAACCCTTTTTCGTGCTGGCTGCTACTGATGCTGATAGTCCTACTTTGTGATAAACCCACGATACGAACATGGCGCACCATGGCGCATTATTCATGCCATACCATTTACCGAACTTAGTATCGTTATTGCCTGTTTCAGCGTACCCGATTTCTTCGTATGCTGTCGCTACTATGTTATTCATGCCTGTCCTATTTCTTGTCAATTAGCAGCAGATAAATCTGGTCTATTCTGCCTTCTAACTTGTTTACTTTTGCGTCAATATCATTGACTT